ATAGGAGTAGATACCGATAAGGAAGTGAAATACAACAAGTTGAAAAGGACCACCGTTATAGAGCCATTCATCAAGACTTGCTGCTTCCCAAATAGGATAGAAGTGAAGTCCAATGGCGTTGCTGGAGGGCACAACAGCACCAGAGATGATGTTGTTGCCGTACATGAGTGAACCAGCAACAGGTTCACGAATACCATCAATGTCTACAGGAGGTGCAGCAATGAAGGCGACGATGAAACAAATCGTTGCAGCAAGCAACGTTGGAATCATCAGAGTTCCGAACCAACCAACATAAAGGCGGTTGTTCGTTGAAGTAACCCACTGACAAAATTGTTCCCAGGAGTTAGTAGAATTGCGTTGTGCAATAGTAGCAGTCATTTTTCGTAAAAGGGTAAGTAAGGTCCAGGGGGAACTGGATAATACGGTATTTCCCACACCACCCTCCAGTATGGGTATGAGAGATGCTTTACTTCTGATGATCTCGGTTACAGAAGGTTAAGAAACGTTACATTTCTTAAGACTTATTTATCATAGCATTGTTAGGAAATGCTGTCAATGGGTTTATTTACTCAATCAAACATAAATAAATAAGTGCCTAAATGTACTGCCATGGCAAAATCAGCAAACAAAGGTAAGAAAGGATCTGCTGGCGGAAAGCAATCCAAACAAAATCAAGGCAATGCAACTGCTAAGAAAGCAAAGAACGGCGGAAAGAAAAAATGAGGTATTATGCCAAGAGAGTGGAATACTCCAAAGCGTGAATGTTGGAATAAACCCATTCACCAAATATTAAAGGCAATAGATAATCATGTAAGGATCGGAATGGAAACAGGAGATCCATGGCACGAAGAACAAGCAGAAATATTAAGAAAATATGTAAAAGATTTGAAAGTTTGGATACACAAACAGGAGGGATGTTGGAATGAATGAACTGCCTTGGGGAGTTTTTATAATTCTTGGAATAGGTTTATTAGGAACCGCATGGTCAATTTACTACATACTACGATTAGCATATTTAGAAACAAAAAATGAGAGCAATCATCATTAATACACTTATATTAATGAGAATTCTAACTCATCATGGAGATTTTTTAGATCAAAGAAGAATGCCGCCCAAACGTCAGACACCTGAGGTTAGAGCGGCACTTCTTAGAACTTGGAAAAAAGGAACTAAAAGAATTTAGAATTTCCAAATTTTTATTTGATAGCAGGCATTTTGAAGACTTCTGGATATGCAGCATCAAAGTTTCTCATCATAATTGCAGAACGGGCATTTGCCTCATTCTCTGTTGGACTTCCAGTCACACCATCTCCATAGACACCAGTAATGTGCTGATGGTAATGACAGATTTCATGTCCTAATGTTCTGAGTGCATCCAGTGGATGGCGATTTTGAATCTCAACTACAATACGATTTTTATGACTTGTTTTCCCCCAAGTATGATTTTTTTGACCCCAATCTGAATTTGTAGTAAATGTAATTCCAGGAATATTTTTTACATGAAGTCCAGCACCACCATTATGAGAACTATGAGGAAAATGGATTGGAGGAATTTGTTTCTTTGCTATTTTCAATTCCTTGAAAACAAAAGGAAGAAACTTGGGAATAAGTTTTTCAAATTCCTCCACACTTGTTGAATCACAAGAACAAGAAGCTTCGTTTAGAAATTCCTGGAATGTTCTCATTTAAAAATCCTTCCCCAACCAGTTTTATCTGCACCATGATCTAACCAACGATGTATAAGAACGTCTTTGGTATAGACACAATTCTTACCATTTTCTACGGGACCAGTATAACCATCATTCAAAGAACCATAGGGATCATTGATATAATAATCACCTTTAGCAGTCTTACCTCTGACTACAACCATGTGCCCACCAGTAGGAGCAGAAAGAGAACCCCTGTGTAAGATACCAATAACGACAGGTTTGCCAGCAGATAAACTCTTATCAATATCAGAAAAACCAAGATTGTAACTAAATTCAGACTTAACGCCATAAGATGCAAGAGCCTGGGTTTGAACTGAATGATCAGTTGTATCACCAATTGAGAATACCTTTTGAATGTAAGCATCATCACCCTTTGCTCCTTTAAGAGTTCCTGGTTTTAAAAACTCAAGACACATAGCACAAGAAGAACTATTACAGGTTCTATGAGCATCCCTATAATTATCTACTTGATTGTAGTAAGGAACGTTTAAATTGATTTCTTTTGGTGCTGGTGGTTTTTCTCTATACTTTTCTGCCCAATCAGCAGTATCTAAAAGCAATTCGGCAGGAACTTCTTTCTGAAGTTGATCAACTGCTGCAACATGATTTGCAAGTTTTTCATTATAAAACTGAAAGAACTTATGAAGATCTACTGCTTCTCCAACAATTGCACCTTTTCCTCTATATGTAACTACCCACTCAGCATTTGGTACTAATAGAGTTGGGATTGCTTTCTCTAAAATACCTACCGCAGCGACATGATTCGCATTATGCTCATCATAATATTTGAAAAAATTATGAAGATTTAAAGTCATTTGAATTTATTACAGCACTACCATATTTATAAAAAAAAGGGCACCTAAGTGCCCCCTTTTATTTTACCACACCCCAGGAATAATTTGACCAGTCAGGGCATAGGCACCCATTGCTGCCATAATTCCAATCATAGCAAACCAACCATTAATACGTTCTGCGCGATCGTTCATTGTTTTTCTCCTTAGTAAGTTTCAGAAAGTTGATTGACAGAATATGCAAGAAGCACAAAGAAAGCAATACTGGTAATAGTAAAGATTACTTCTCCCATCAGATTACACCAAAGAAAAGGTGTCCAGTAAATGCATAAGAGATGAGTGCTGCGACAAATCCAAGCATCGCAGTACGTCCATTCAGTTTTTCAGCACGTTCTGCATGTGTTTCAAGTGCATAACGTTCTGCATCACTTTGAGACACATACATTTTAGGTTCACGAGCAAACATATTCTGTTGCCCACGTTCATTAGTCGTTACAGTCATTTACGTTTTGTTACGAAACATTACAGAATTATATAGGAAAAAGAAAGGGGTGTCAAGCACCCCCTTGATCATCAGAACTTGAAGGTTGTCTGAATTACACCACCCAAACCACTGAAGGTAGGTTGTCCAGCAGCATTCGTGGTCGAATTGCTTGAACCAGAAGCATAGAACAGAGCAGGAGTAACTGAGATGTTATCAGATACTTGGTACTTATAGAACCATTCAACCAACCAAGGATTGCTACCTGAAGCACCCTCAGAGTTTGCAGGTTGTCCAAAAGCAACACCAGCAGCATTACCTTTCACAAAGGCATCATCCCATTGCAAACCAACCATCCAAGAACGGGAGGATTGTGCTTGTTTCTGAGGAGTTGCACCAGCAGCACCAGAGTTACCGCTGACAAAGTTATAACCGTAACCAGCACTGATTGAAGGAATTGCACCAGTAGTTTTAGGTTGCCAGTAAGCATTCAGTGCAACGCTATTGGAATACTGATTGACACCCAGAGTGCTACCTGCAACGCCATTACCATCACGAACTCCAGACTGAGGAGTGCCATAACGATAACCAGCGGCAACACCCCACTGAGGAGCCTTATAACCAATCTGAGTCATGATGTTGATACCAGATGCAGAGTTGAAGACACCATAGGAACTATCAGAACCTGATGCACCATTCTTACAACCAGCAGTGCAAGTAGTATTAGCACTATTTACACCAGAACCATTCACAACATAGTTAGCATTCAGCACCCAAGCAGGTTTGCCTTTTGCAACAGGTTGCTTCCACTGAACACCAACACCTTCACCAGTTGCTTTGTTGTAGACACCACCAGTACCACCAACAGCAAATACATCAAGAATGTTTGACTTATATGCAGTTGGAATCCATGCCATCTCAGTGTTACGAACCAGAGCACCAATCGTCAGTTTGGTTGCCTTGTTTGCACCAACAGGGAATTGATAGTACAGACGATCAACATAGACTGCATTGTTCCAATCTTCTGCCTTATCAAGTTTGAAGATGTTGTTGGTAGAAGTTCCGAAAGGATACTTGGAGAAATTACCAGTACGCAGACGAGTACGCAGCAAATCTTGACCAGTGTATGAAGTATCAAGGTTGATACGAAGGTCATAATTGAAGGTTGTGTTTCCATAACCTTTCACACCAGCAGCAGTGTAATTAGGTACACCACCAAGAATCATGCTTGCTTCACCAGCCAGTTTGGTGGTGGTAGAGAATTGTTGTGCTTGAAGACGACTGACTTTGTTCTCAAGACCATCAACACGAGCAGTGATAACAGAAAGTTCTTTATCAAACTCAGCAAGAAGTTTGCGAAGTTCATCAGTGGTTTCGGTTACACGATCCAAGCAAGAATTCAGAAGAGCAGCAGCTTCAAAACGGGTCATTGCTTTACCGCCAGCAAAAGTTCCGTTAGGATAACCTGCTACACAACCATATTTTTCAACAAGATTGGAGAGTGCCTGATAAGCCCAATCAGTAGGCTTTACATCAGAAAATTGGGTGACACTTGTGACCTGTTCCTGTGAGGAATATTGATTGACTGCTGCAATATTGAGATCTGCTGCTTGTGCAACAGGAGCAATCATACCAAAAGCAACAGGTGCAAGCATCAGTTGTTTGATTTTCATAAATTTTTTTGTATTAGTACTAAACGACAATGTGAAGATTTACAACAAAGCAAATCTTCGTTATTTAGGAATCTTAATCAAATATTAAGATAAGAATAGTATAGTATGAATTACGAAATATGTCAAGTACTTTGCTGTGCTGCTGAATTTTCGGTTATCCGACCCAAGTAAGGATCATAATTCATATAATCTTTGATATCAATTGAAGATCCATTCTGTTCCCAGAATTGTGATAAAGCATCATGAGGAGCTTTATGAAAGATGTTTATGTGTTCTGGGTGAATAGAAGAACCCAATTCAATCCTATAAAGAAGAAGAGGAATTGAATAGGTGTTTCCCGTATTGTAAACCAAATCATCTGCAACAGGGCGGGGTTTGACACCATTATCAAGTTTATACTTATCTCCTCTGCAATGAAACTTGAGAAGTTTTTCTGCATGATGTCGAGTAATCAAGTAACAAGCAGTAGAGAAATCATTTACAAATCTCTTATGCAACTTGACATGAATATCGCCAGTACAAATGATGGCAATTTGCACAATATCCCAATCATAAGGAATATGTGCATAAAAATCGTCCCAAGTAAAGTTCCAGAACCTAACCAGATCTAAATTACAATCATCTTCCATGATGATCGCATAAGGACTATCAGATGTTTCCATCCAATGTTTGATTGCTTTTAGATGAGATGTGGTGCAACCGATTTCGCCAGAGGTCATCATCTCAGGATATCTACCGGTAATAATGTCACTTAGGTCATCTTCACGACCATCATATGCAGAGATACGGGTATAATTTTCAATTTCCCAATACTTAAATTGATCTTCCATATACTGGCGTCTTTCTGGTTGACCATCAAGATTTAAGTAATAGATTGGACCAATACCTTTGAGTTTATGAGCAGATTTATTTTTGTCCATTAATGATAAATTCAACACTTGGAATATAATACTTTTTTAAAATTTGAATCCAATCAAAGGATTTTGAATATTCTAAAATAGATTCTCTATTTTGTAAAGAGTATTCTCTATTTTCAATAATTTTTTGCTCAATATATTCAAGATCTTTAATTTTATTTTCTGGAATAATAGTAATAAATTCTTTCGATTCGTCAAGATTTGCTCTCCCCCATTCGGTTACAACAACACCAAGACCAGAAGCAAGTGCTTCCATACAAACAAGAGGATGTGCTTCACCATCAGAAAGAAGAACTAAATTGCCATATTGTGTCAGTTCTTTATGAAGGGTTTTTTTATCCCATTCTCCAAGATAATTCTTAGAAGTATCAAATCTATTGTCCGCATTATTACCAACGTACCAAAGACTATCAATAGTCTGGAACATATGTTGCCTTTTTCTATGATCTATCTTTGCTAAGTAAATTGATCTATCAGGATACTTTGGAGACTGATTGAATTTAAAATTATCTGAGGCAACTCCATTAGGATTCAAGTATAACTTACTCTTAGGAATCTCAGCAAGGGTTTCATAGATATTATTAATACCTTGAGATAGACCAAGGACATTTGGCTTAATTATTCTAAACTGGTTAAAGATTCTTTGACGATAATCGCCCATCATTTCGGGTCGTTCAATATATGCAAAGTGGGTTGTTACTGCGCAAGGATATTGAATATATTGATATAATCCAACCCAATCATCATAATTAATATGCACAAAATCTGGACGATATTGATTGATCATTTGAATGATCTGATGAGGATCTCCAATATTAATGATCTGAACATCATGTCCCAGTTTATTCAAAGTCAACTTCATATCCCAAATTAAACTTTCAACTGCGCCCCAACCTTTAGGTGGAATAGGAAGTGCTGGACCAATAATACTAATTCGCATTTAACTTCTCAATATTTTCAACATAAAGTTTTACTAATCCTTCCCAGGAAAAATTATTCACAGCAAATTCTCTAATATCATCTCTCATAGTAATTGAGATTTCACGATTTTCTTTAATCTTTTTCTCTACAAAAGAAATATCATTTAATTTATCGTCGGGAATTATTGTAACATAAGAAAGATCATCCGGCAAATCATGTGCCGCACATTTAGAAATAACTACACCCAATCCAGCAATCATTGCCTCTTTCACAACTAATGGAGTTCCATTTTCGCCAGAAGAAAATAAAACCATATTTGCATACTCAGTTATTCTATCATATACTTCTTTTTTAGACCACTCCCCTAAGTAATTTTTATTAACATCAAAATTACTTCTATCACCAATTGGACCAACAAAATCAATTGAATCAATAGACTGATAAATCCATTGATTTTTACGAGGATGAATTTGTCCCAAGTATAAAGATTTATCTGGTTTTAGTGCCTTTTTATTATATCCAAAACTTTTATGATTTGCTCCATTCTCACATAAAATTAATTTGCTCTCATCAGCACCAGCATTTTTAAAGGTCTCATAATCTTTTTTGGAAACACAAAAAATATAATGCTTTGTATTTTTAATGATCCAATCAAAAGTTTTATCATATCCATCACGACGATGCATATGAGGTTGATCAATATATGGATAATGGCTACTCATTGCCAGTTTTGGAATGTCAGTCTCTTGCGCAATTCGATCCATAATAGGATGAAACACATCGTAATGTAGATGTGCAAAGTCATACTGATCCTCTTTCAAGTATGAAAGAATTTCATCCCAATCTGGAGTATTGATAATTGTACCCGTGTGTCCAAGTTCATCCAACTCAAGGGCATAGTCCCAAATTAAACTTTCAACAGCTCCCCACCCATCTGGCGGAATAGGCATAATACCTGGACCAATTAATGCTATCTTCATAAAGTTTTTTTAATAATTTGAATACCTTCAGATAAGGAAATTTTTGGTTTCCAACCTAGCAAGTCTTCTGCTCTGCTAGGATCAACTGCAATATAAACGGCACGGTTTAAACACTCTGTTGAATCAAGTTTTACATCTCCAATGTTATTTTTTAACAGATTGAGTACGTGGTTTAATGAATAACTATTTCCCTCACCGATCAAAAATGTATCACTTAAATTATACTTAATAGATGAAATTATTGCTGATACCACATCATAAAGATGAATCCAATCATAACTACTGTTTTGATTAGAATGTATCTGCATCACAGAATTATTCTTAAAACAACTTATATATTTGTCAATAAATCCATTTACTCTGTCCAAACCCACATCACCACCATAAACATTAGTTACTCTCAAAACAATGAATTTTGCTCCAGTATTTTGAGTTAAAATATTTCCATAATTTTCTAAAAGTAATTTATGTGATCCATGAATTGTCTTAGGAAATGGAACACTTTGTTCATTTTGAATTTTTTTATAATAATTCCAATGAAGATCTCCACACGAAGATAGTAAAATTATTCTTCCAGTAGGGTTTTTATTTAAAAATTTTTTGAATAATTCCAATGAAAGATTGACATCTTTCATATAAAGTTCGGCAGAGGAATCAATAGTATATCTAGTGTTTGAGGAAGATGCTAAATGAATTAATGTCGCATCTTCATGCACATCAAATTCAATTCCATCTAAATTATCTCTGTAAGAAATTGGAATAAATTTTAAAAGATTTTTTTTAAGAGATCTGCCAATTAGACCATTAGATCCTGTTATATAAATCACAATTGATATGCCTCAGAAATAATTTTTAACACTTCTTTTGGATAATCAATATCTAAAGGATCATTGCCATGGACAACACGGTGCCTATAAATGTTGCAATGAACAAAAATTACAGGGTTGTAATCCTCATCAAAAACATTTTTACCCACTAAAGTACCATCATCATCGATCTCTAGATCCATACTAATATTATTTCCTTTTGGACAAACATTAAGACATCCGCCCAAATTTACAATATTATCTTTAAAAATAGAACTAAAGAAAAATTCATCTGTCAGTGATGATATTTTGCCATCATAGATATCATTAAAATCATCATAACATTTAACAACTTTCTCAAATAATTCTCTATTCTTAGTGGTATTTTTAAAAAGAAAAACACCACCAGCATAGTATGGAGTATTTAAAGTTGTTTCTAAATTCTCCAAAGTTTGAACAAAAACTTGTCTATCATGAGCAGGAGTTGCCATATTATAATAATGATTAAAAGTAGGAACCCACCAATGCTGAGCAGATCCAGCTTTATCTCCAATTATATCAAAAATATCTTCAAAAAAGTCATTAATTAAAACTGTGTCACAATCAAAATAAACCGCATACTCAGTATCAATTTCTAATGCCCTAACATATTTTTCTCTCCAATAAAGATATCCAATATCTTTTTTTGATGTATTTTGCTGATTGCGACAATCAACAGTTTCAGAATATTCATTTTCAAATTTTCCACCAAAATCAAAAACTTTAATTTTAGATAAAGGAATTTTTTTATGGATAGATTCTACTGCTAGTTTGGTTGCATCATAAAAATGATCATCTCCGCCCATTACGGTATAAAAAGTTATATCTTTCATACTTCATTATTATATACTTTAAGGATTGAACCGCAACGATTCAAATAAGTATGATGATCCCGAACGACATTCATTTGATGTTCTATGAGATCATAGTTAGTAATATTTGCTTCAGTGTCAAAGAACAAATTATAAGTGTTACTATTATATACAATATCTCCATCAAATAGATCACTGACAATTTTAGAATTAGTCATCCCAACTTGACCATAGCTAATATTCTTAAAAACCCGACAGGGAATATATCCAGTTTTTAAATGATTACATCCAGTATCTGGATTATCATCACCTAGTCCAACACCACGAATATCAGGTGCAATATAAGATTCTTGCACCAATTTTTTATTCTCTTCCCAGGAGAGAGGATTGCGCCAAGGATCATTATGAATAAACTCAACACCAACAGAAGCACATGCTCTAGCAAAGGGTTGAATTTGCTCAATGTTGGATGATGAGATACTTCCAACATAATAAGACTTCCTTTGCCTTGGAATTTTCATATCATCATAATTAAATTCGTGCGGAAGCAAATCCGTTGCCCAACTTAAATAAATTGCTTCATATTCACGACGATCCCTTACCCATTGAGAATTTAAACCGTCTGTAGATGCAGTCTTTTGATAATATTCACATGCCCCAATCTTGATTGGATTTTCCTCAGAAAAAACATATGAATAATTGACATCATTTAACTCCTTTACATTATATCTAATGTCAACAAGCCTAACTCCTTTATCAAGATACTTGTAAGGATCTTTACAGCAATGAACAAAATACGTTGACGAATCTACAATAGGTAAATTTGTGTCATCAAATCCTTCAGTAATGATTAAACTATTCCCATAATCAAAATCAGTAGGATCTGGATATTCCTCATTGTTAAACCAATGAACTTCACATCCCATATGTTCAAATCCTTTTTTGAACCCACCATGAATGTATGAGTGAGTATGTGAGTGTAAGGGATGTCCCCAAATAATAACTTTTTGTTTGGTCATAAAAAACTCCGATTAATTTTATTGTTTATTAAATTCCATTATAATATGGATGATTGATTTCCAGATAATTTTTAATTCTTTGGGTATAAAAGTTATCTGAGTTTTCTAAATATTCTTCTCCATAATTTAAATTATACTCCATAATAGAAGACTTGTGTAAGGGAAACATACAGGTAGATGATCGATATGTTGTGTCTTCTAATTTTACATCATTAATACTCTCAATGACATTTTCTGGTAATTTTTCCATATCCAATTTTTCTAAAATTTGATTTGCAATATAGAAAAATATTATACTAGTAGGATGATGAGGTATTAAAAATAAAAGATCATCTTTAATTTTTTTTTCAATAAATTCAGAAACATTAATATCAGTTATAGTTTCCTTTTGTTTCAAAATATTAATACTATTTTCAAATCTTTCTTTATATCTCCAATCAATTTTATTTTCTAAAAAGAGAGAAATTATTTGTTCATAACTCATTTTTTGAGATACTAACTCATCAATAACTTCACCTCCCCACCACCTATTTTCATTTTCTTTTGCTTGAACTATTGGCCACATTGCAGAAGAATATACATAAGGAAATGAAATTTTTATGCAAGAATTTTTTACATAATAACCAATTGATCCTTCAACTGTAGGATCTGTCGAATAGCAACCATGAACAGGTCTAAGTGGTTGATACACAAATAAATCTGCAGATTGTATATCATTCATTGGAATTGCAGTTTTATTTTCAATGAGTTCCCAATTTGCATATATTTTTGTTTCATAATTTTGAGAGAACTCTTTACTTTTTAAAAGATAATGCTTTACCCCTCCATTTTGACAATTTCCAATAAAAAGTGCTTTTAATTTATTCATAAAAATATCCAAAATGTTCGTAATATTGTTTATAATGATGAACAATTGCGTATTTAGGATCCATCCAATTTGGATTTGTTGTTGTTTCAGTAAAATAAGGATTGACGGTATATTCTTTTTTACAAAGACAATAATAAACAGTCATCCAAATATCCACCCATCCAATATTAGGATATAAATTTTTCTTAATATAATCAAATTCTTCATCAAATATTTTTACTATTCTATTATAGTTTTCAACAAAAGTCTTTGTTTTAAAAATTGATCCTCCTGGCATTCCAAACCAATTATTGTAAAACTTGGCATCATATTTTTCAGTAAGATAATCAATCAATTTTTGTTCAATGACATTACCGGGAGCATACAATCCAGAAAATTCAACATCATTTTCAACATTAATATTTCCTTTAATCAAAACATCATCTTCCATCATCATAATATGATCTGACTCTGCAACAGTGCAAGCCAAATAAAATCTATGTAACCACTCCAAAACTTCATCTTTTTCCATCCCGTAAATTCCTGATGGATGATTTTCATCTCTTAGCCCAAGATTCCACTCTGAATGGTAATAATGACAATTATATTTGTTTGCAATATCAGAAAAATCCTCTCCCCCATCAGAAACTAAAAAATAAGGACCATCATTATACATCCTAAAATTTTTAACTGCCTCTTCTGTTGCTTTTTTATTTTTAAATCCCTGATGAAAAGCCGCCAAAATCATAAACTTATCTCCGATTTAAATTTGTTATATGCTGACTCAATCACAACATGCATATCCATATATTTGTATTCAGAAAGTCTACCACCAAAAATAAAATTAGTCAATGTTTTTGCTTTCTTTGAATATTCATTATGTATTTTATTATTATCCGAATCATTTATTGGATAATATGGAATGATTCCCATAGTATAATCTTGAGGATATTCATGGGTAATGACAGTTACATCTGACTTTGTTTTTTCAAAATGCTTATGCTCAATTGAACGTGTTGAAGAAAAATTTTTATCCGGATAATTTATAACCGCATTTCCTTGAAAATTTTCACTAGTTACTAAATGCTCTACAAAGTTTAGAGATCTATAGTTAAGTTGACCAAACTCATAGTCGAAAAATTCATCTATACAACCAGTAAATACAACTTTTTTAGCAATAGAATCAAAATATTGTTTGCCATTAAAATAATCTACGTTTAATCTAATTTCTATTCCTTCTAACATTTTTTCAAACATTAAAGTATATCCACCAATTGGAATACCTTGATACTTATCATCAAAGTAATTATTATCAAAAGTAAATCGAAGAGGAAGTCTTTTAATAATAAATGCGGGAAGTTCTACCGGCGATCTTCCCCACTGTTTTTCCGTATATCCTTTAATTAAAGTTTCATAAATGTCTTTACCAACCAAAGAAAGAGCTTGTTCCTCAAGATTAGTAACCTTACCAGTATATCTTTGAGATTCTATTATTTTTTTCGCTTCATCTGGAGTTTTTGTTCCCCATAATTCATAAAAGGTATTCATATTAAAAGGTAATGAATACAACTTTCCATTAGAGTATGCTTTTGGAGAATTAATATAATTATTAAAATTTGCAAATCTATTCACAAAATTCCAAACAGTTTCATTTGAAGTATGAAAGATATGAGCTCCATACTTATGAACATTAATTCCCTCTATTTTCTCAGTATAGCAATTACCCGCAATATGATTTCTTTTATCTATGATAAGACAAGACTTGCCAGCATCTGTAGCAAGTCTTGCAAAAGTAGCACCAAAAAGACCACAACCAACTATTAGATAATCATACTTTTTGTGCAAGTTCATAATACTTATCTAAAATATCAGTTTTATTTAATTCAGGTCTCTGTGTAAAATAAGAATAATGCACAGCAATAGTTCCGCCAACAATAGCACTTTTTTTATTGGCATATGCTGGATAAAAAGTTGTCAACCAACTTTCATCTTCACTAGATTTTACATCACCACCAAACTCTTTAAAATCACTTCCTCTCCAACAAGATACATTAATTGATACCGATTCATGCCTATTTAAAATAATATTAGGAATCTTCAATTCTTCAATTTTTCCTTCTTTATAAATTTCTTGGAAAAGATTTAAAAGATTATATGCAAATACAGAATCTCCCCAATAAATTGGACAAAGCAGTGCTTGTTCAGGAATAACTTTAGCAAGTCTAGGTTCATTGTGATCATCACTCATAGTTTCATTAAGATTGCTAAGGTGATCAGAAACTTGATCGTAATAAAAAGGCCAGAGTTGTGAACAAACTTTTGATTCTGGAATATTAAGCACTCCAGATTCTCTCATATAATGAGTACACCAAGTGTTATTAATGATTAACGGATATGCAAGAAAATATTCTGGATTCTCTAATTTAAAATCAATAAGTTTCTCAAACATACCGTCTTCAATAAAGATGATGTCATCATCTAACTTAAAGTAAAACGTATCCTCATCAGTACAATAATTATAAAAATGTTTTACATTTGATGCTCTTCCTTTTTGGTCTTCCCAAAGTTCTGTGCAACCATCTTTTAAAACAACGAAATCTTTATTCGATTCATAATAACTTTGAATAAAATCCAAGTCACTTTGAACATTTGTGTTTACCCACAAATGATGCTCATCAACAATTCCCCTGTTCCTCAAAACGAGAGGAAAGAGAATTCTCATAGATTGTTCTCTACCAACAGGAGAAACTACAATAACCTTTTTGCCTTTATACATTTTATAACCTCATTTTTCAAAAGTAAAAGATGCTACCTGCAGTTTAGTTCCATTATATGAAATATCAAAATCAGTATTTTCACTTTCAACTTCATAATCGCCACAGAGTTTTAAACCAGACGATTCAACAATTTTTATAATAGACAATGGGGGAATAAATTCTCCACCAGTATTATTAATATCAACGTCAGTTGTTATAATAAATTTTCCTTTAGTTTTTAGAACGCGATAAACTTGATCAGCAATATTCTTCCATCCCATATTCGAATACTCATCCGTAAAAGAAGCATTGAAATGTGTTACTGCACAAACATCTGTGAATACATCTACAGAATTATCGTCCATCATTTTTACTTCTGCAAGCGCATCATTAAGAATCATTTTGACAAGGCTGTTACTACAAAAATGATTAGTATTCATAATATCAATTCCTGTTACATCATGTCCAAATGAGGCAATAATGTGTGGAGTACATCCATCACCAGAACCCAAGTCAATAACTTTTAATTTTTTATTTTTTGTTTCAATTTTTTGAAATTCTAAAACTACCGATATCCACTTAAGAACTGCATCATCTTTTCCCCACAGATCCCTATGAGGAAACTTCGCATCATATTGATTTTCTAAAATTATATTTCTGAAATGAAGAAGATCTTCAGTGTTTAAAACTTTGTTTGTCATTTTTTTTAAAATCTAGGTAAAGTAATTACAATGGGAAGTGCCTGAATATCAATTCCAAAACAATCAACCATCTTTCTATGTAGCAATTCATGGCACCAGGCATTTTGATTTTCTCTCATGCATTTATCAAGTATAAGTTGAAAAACAGGAAACACGCTCATAAATGCATCCATAACATCAGAACCACCAAAGTTAAACCAATCATTAATCATACCATCAGGTTGATTCATAGTTCCAGTAAAGTTAATAACCTCAGGATTATTGTGCTCATACTTCATTTTAGTATGAACTATAGCATCAGTTCTACACCGAATAACCCAATCATATTTAAAGTCATTTGCATATTCATGCAATTTTTTAAGTTTATTTACTTCATTCAAACTATAGAAATACGATAAGCAATTATTGATTGTTCTATTCCTATAATCAGGGTCTAAAGGATTGTCAATTGAACCAGGCCAATATCTTCTCAAAGAGGTTTCAAAATGCAATTTAGAATCAATAAATTTTTTACTTGATTCGGTAATAATAGAGACAGGATTATAAATTTTTTTAAAATCATCAATTGCATTTTCTGAAATTCTTTGATTGACCCAATCTCCAGCGCCACCATATTTGTAAGGTTCTTTTTGAAGAGATTCATCAAACCAAAGATGCGCAAAAACATCAACATCATAATCTCTTATGACATTTTGTTTAATGTATTCTGAACATTCGGATACAAATCTAGGTTGACCAGAAAAACATAATGCTATTTTCATAATTCAATTTCCATTGCTACTTGTTTAATTAATGATTCAAGATTTATATTGGGTTCCCAACCCAAAAGTTCTTTTGCTTTTTGATATGAACCTTTAGAATACTTATTTGTTTCTTTTGCAACAATTTCTTTATCTAATGGATAATATCCACTAAAAAGTTCTGGATAAGTATCCCAAAGTCTTGTTGATTCTCTGTATATAGGTTGAATAAAAGATTCAAATTTTTCAGAAACATACTGTACAATTTGATTTACAGAAAGAAGAACACCCGTACATACATTAAAAGTATCGTCAGGTCGTTTATCTAGGCAAATATCAATCAATCTTACTACATCATCTACATGAATATAATCTCTTGCCTGTTCTCCATTAGAATGTAGAATTGGTCGATTGTCTTGTTTAATTTCTCTTACAAGATAATTTAATAGTGGAGGATTTTTCCTATGAATATCCTGTCTTGGACCAAACACATTAAAAAACCGAAGAGTTGTAATTGTCATATTATAATTAATACGATATGACTCACAAATTTCTTCTGCCATTTTCTTTGAAAGAGAGTACCAAAGACGTGGATTTACATCAAGATTTTCAGTGAATACTTTTTCCTTGTTGTTTTCATAAATTGCACTAGTGCTGGCAAAGATTACATGAGGAACATTCCATTTTCTAGCACATTCCAAAACATTCATTGTACCTGCAACATTAACATCAATAGTATCTACAGCATTAACCTCACAGTCAGGAAGTGCTGTTATTGCTGCAAGGTGAATAATACAATCATACACACCAATTAATTTATCAGATAATTGAGGATCACAAATATCTTGATTATAAAAATCTCCAAATGGTTTGCCACCAATCAATAAATTTTCTTCATATCCATTTCTAAGATTATCTACAAGAGTAAGATAATGACCTTTCTTAGAAAGATACTGACCAAGAGTAGATCCAATTCCACCAGCTGCACCAGTCAAAAGAATTCTCATTTTAAATAATCCACTAAGTTATCAGAATTTCTTGGAATATTAATCGCACTACATGAAGGATATGGATTACTTTTTGCAAAATCATTAATCAAAACTCTTTTGCAATGAGGAAGCCCAGTAATCAATTCATCATAAGGCATTCCTTTACCTTTCATTTCAGCAATTGTCAAATCTCTCATATGATGAGGTCTACTTGTAGTAAGAATAATTTTAACTTTTCCAGAATCGTAAAGTTTTCTCAGGTAATCAATATTATTTTCCAGAGGACTTCCACTTCCAACATAAGGAGGAAAATGAATTGAAGAATTTGTAACTAAAGTACCATCAATATCTACAAATAAACATTGATATTGACTTTTATAATTATTCCAAGAGTCTATGGTTCCCCAATCTTTAAAGTTAGTAGTTACTAATCCGGTAAACTTACTTCCAGATAAAATCATTTCAAAGATTACATTGCTAATATAACATTCCCCATCCAGATCTTTTATTTTTTCATAAGCAGAACAAAACTCTTGGGCATTTTGAAACCCATACCCACCAACAGAAAATGTAGAGCTAATAACTTTCTTTTCTACAATATTAGTGACAAGACCATTAATATCAAGTTCAATATAACTTTTAGTTCTTGCATTAATATTATCCATATCATTTAAATCAAAAAATGCTATTTGATTATTTTCATCAATAAAATCACATTCATAATACCCATCAGAATCCTTAATGAATATAAATCCTTCTATTGCTGCCAATTGAATTGTATTATAAACTGTCTCCGACTGAGAATCGGTTTGTTTATCTAAAAATAAAATTTTAGATTTATTTCTTAATCCACATTCATCCAATTCAGAAATAAATCCATCATAAAATTGATATTTCTTTTCATGCTCAGAAAGAAAAACAAAATAGATAGTATCAAAAAAATCTAAATTAATACCCGATATTGCTTCTGTCACCATAAACCTATTTGACATTGGATGTGTTAGCATCCATTTTGGCCGCATATTAGGAAATCTAGAAGACTTCCCCCCCATTGGCACAATTAAACTTCGCATACAAACTAGAATTTTTAATTATATCATCCAGTATAACTCTTTGTGATTGATTAGTCAAGTATGGTTCTATTCTCAAAGAATTGATTGCATCTAAAATATAAAAAGAATCTGATTCAATGTAGTCATAATATTTTTTATAGAGTCTGCTCCAAATATATTGATATATTTGTTTTATTCTTAGAGATTTTATATTTTGAATTTTAATGTTCCACATATAATAAAGATCCTGTTTTAATTTAACAATATCACACAAAAAACTATCCACATAAGAATCCAAGAAATCTAAAAAAAATAACCGATTTTTATGAAATAAAATATTTGAAAATGTTAAGTCACCATGACAAAATGTTCTAGGAGCACATATCTTTTTTTCTTTTACATATTCTTTTAAAAAATTCAGATACTTTTGATAGTTTGTTTTATTTTCAAGTGAGGTTATTTTTTTGATAATTTGATTTTCAATACTATGTGATTTTTTGTTCGAAATTAAAAAATCAAAATATTCAAATAAAGTTTCGACTACAAAATTAATATCATTAAGGCAAGAAGAAGAAAAATATTCATTAAAAGAAAATGCAGAGATATACTCCATTTCAAATGAATACAGTTCCCCTTTTTGAATATTCAAAACTTTTGGGGCATCAATATTTTTAAGAATAAAATTTGAAAATAAAACTTGTTTATCAATTTGTTGTAACAATCTAGAATTATATTCTTCACATGAAGAATATTTTTTAAGAATATTTGGATTGATAAGTTCTATTTTACATCCAGATAATCCACTTTTAAGATTACTCATTTATGATATTTTGAATTATCTTTCAATAAGTGTACTATCTTTGGATCAAATTTACAATAGTCAGAAAATACTTCTGGATATGCATACTCAGGACCAAGAGTATGAACTTTCTCTTTATTCAAAATAAAAAACTTATTAAAATAAGATTCTTCATACCAAACAGGGATAGAATCGTGAGTCAAATCCTCTTGAGTCCACCTATCAAGTTCTTCCATCATATCAAAAATTTGTGGTACTTTTCCACCCCACAAACATCCCTGATAGTAAACAGAAAGATCCATGTCTTCTGTTACACACGCTTTTGATTTTGGATTAATATCAAAAGATCCAGGAAACTTATCATGAGGATTCATACCAAGATAATGGCATGGATGATGAACACCAAAATAATCTTTGGTATCATCAAAAAATTCATCATAAAAAATAATTGTTGCGGGTTTCATATCAGCATCAATTGATACAAACCAATCACAATCTTGAATATATTCTTTTGATTTTAATAGATTTTCAAAAGTACGATTAAAAGTTTCTGGCCAACCATAATGATCAGAATGAATTTTTATTACATCTTCTGGCCAATCCCCTTCACCGTCAGTAAAAACTAGAAACACTTTTTCAACATCTGGAACAAAATTATCCTTTAAGGTAGTATACCAATCTGGAAGATAATTTAAATACTTGCCAGTTCCAACAAAAGAAATTGCAATTTTCATAAAAACTTACCAATAACAGTTTCAATATACTGAAGCATATCTTCATTAATAGTTGGGGAGCATCCCAAGAAAAATACTTTATCTAAGACTTGATTTGCTTTAGGGTACTTGAGAGCATCATCTAGATGATTATATCCCGGATGAAGAAGAATATTGCCAGCAAAATAATTACGAGTCTGAATCCTATTGCTCTCAAGATGAGTAACTAATTTCTGTTTCTGCTCTTTTGTAGAGCATATGATAGGTACTCCAAACCAACTTGTTTCTGCTTGAGGTCTTTCATTAACAATTCGCACACCATCAATTTTTTCAAGTGCTTGTTGGATCCTCAGTTTATTTAATCTACGAAGATTATGAATCTCATCAAACTTTTGAATCTGAACAGTTCCAATACCTCCCTGCAAATCAAGAGGTTTTAAATTATATCCCATATTAGAAAACACATATTTGTGATCTACAGCACCATTGTAATCTGGCAACCAGTTATCAAATCTTTTCCCACAAGTCCCACAAGATAGAAGATTCTGCGCACCCACACAATAACAATCACGGCCCCACCAAGCAAAACTGCGGGCAAGATCAACAATTTCTTTTATATTAGAAGAGACCATTCCACCTTCAATCGTACAAATATGATGCGCAGGATAGAAAGAACAAGAGGATGCAACTGCATAATCAGTCAAATAATTATCTGACCATTTACTACCAAGACTATCACAATTATCAGCAATTAGTGCAATGCTATTTCTTCTACAAAGATCAGCAAACTTACCAATATCATATGGATTTCCAAGAACAGGAGAAGAAATTGCTGCTACAGTTCTACTTGAAATTTTACTTTCAATTTCTTGCAAATCCCAATTGAGATCTTCCCAATCAATATCCACAAATACTGGTTTCAATCCACACTGAACAATAGGTGCAATTGTAGTTGCAAATCCACATGCACATACAATTACTTCATCTCCATCTTGCCACCCAAAATGTTTCTTAAGAGCAGCAAACATGACTAGGTTGGCAGAACTACCAGAGTTCACCATCACAGAATGTTTAAAATTAAACTTTTTAGAGAACTCTCGCTCAAACTTATTTACATTCTCCCCAGATGACAACCATTTACCGTACAAAATAGAATTGATAATTTCTTTTATTTCAAGATCAGTCCAATAAGGTCCAGAATAATATACAGTATCTTTATTCGGATCAAAATCTTTTTTATTTGCTAGGTATGGAAATATATTCTGACCACTATCCTTTACAGTGGCGAGAAAATTATCTATCAACTCAGGCATAATTCTTTAATTCCTTGTTCTAATGTAATCTTTTGTTTAAATCCTAAACTGTTCAATTTAGATGTATCCATCCAGAAATCTTTAACTTGAACTATGCTATGAAACTCTGGTGTTTCGATAGAAGTGATTGGTGAATTGGACTGCAATATTTGTTTTGCTATTTCTATTATATCACGTACAGTGATTGGATGTCCACTGCCAATATTGTAGATTGTGTTCAATTCACCCTTTTCTACAACCAAATCTATAGCATTAGAAACATCATCCCTATGCATCAAATCTCTAATGGGAGTGCCATCATCATATAAAGAAACTTCCATATCTCCTTTTAGAAGATTGATCATGTACTGAATAGCATTTTTCTTTTTCGATACTTTATTATCACCAGAACCATAAACATTACAAAGTCGAAGAATTCTATAATTAACTTTGTATGTTTTGCAAAAAGAAATTAAAAGGTCTTCTGCTGCCTTTTTAGTAATTGAATAGAATCCTGTTGGTTGGCAGAAGTATTCTTCTTTTGCTGGCAATTGAGTTTCTCCATAAACAAACCAAGAACTGATAAAATTAAATACAATATCAGTATCTCTACAAAAATCCAAAACTTCGCAGAGAATTTTGAGATTAGTTTCAACATCCAAAGTAATATTCGTATGAATATTATAGTTGTCAACTGTAGAAATAAAATATAAAATATTTTTACTTTTTGGAATTCTATCTTCTCTATTAATTTTAATAATTTTATCAGGATAAAGATAACAATATCGACTACCAATAAATCCAGTTGACCCAAAAACAGATATCAAATTTTGATTCATCAATTTCCCACAAGTTTCATTTAAGTTAAAAATTAAATTCAGTCATTATACAGGATGCCATAATAAAGGATCCTTTAATTCAGAATTAATTGAATTATTTTGAATAGAATATTTATTCAAAAGTTCTAAAGAATGTGGAGGTATTGGAGATTCTTTTTCTTTTAATTCTCTTTTTTGTTTTTCCAAACAATAAATTCTATCCCTTAGTTCTGTTGAAGAATAATTATGTCTTCTTAAATGATAATGTATTTCAATTCCATGGTCAATACAATATTGCTTTCCGGTAAAATCCCTATTTTCATACTCTTCACTCAAAAATCTAATATCAATAGATTGAGTTTGGATTAGATTAAGAAGATCTACCTCAGTTTCATAAACTAAAATTTCATCAACATATTTACATGCCTGTAACTGAACATATCTTTCATAAACCGATTGACTAGGTTTATTTTTAATCCCAAATCTATCAATTGTAGGATCAACTTGCAACGCTACTTTTAAATAGTCACACATCTCCTTCTCCATTCTGAGCATCGTAACATGTCCAGCATGAAAAAGATCAAATGAACTACAATTAAAACCAATTTTCATTTAATTACCATCCAAGTTTCAAGAATAAGATCTTTAATATCTAGGTGTTCATTATTAGATCCAGCAAACCACCCAGAAGGTGCTACAACCTGTTTACTGTTTGCTAACCAAGCACCCCACCAAGAGAATGAAGAATTAGCAATAATATGACCAGAGCACAATGTCATCAAGCACAGATCAACATAATTACTATTTCCTTCAGCAATAAGAAATCTATCTGAAGAAAATAGTTCTTGCTGACTGCACCAATTTGGATCATCAGAGAATACAAGAACTAATTCATTATCAAATTTCTCCAATGCTTTCTGATAATAATCCAATTCCAGTGCAGTATGATTTGGATTAGTAACATAATCAGTTCTACGAACATGAAGTGAAATTGGAGAAGTATCCAATTGAGAAATCATTTCTTTACATGGTTCCAGGATTTCATCTTTGAATGCAAAATCAAATCTAATCTCATCTTCAATATGTTTAAAATATTTTTCTGATTGAAAATATCCCTGCAGTGAAACCCAATCTGAACATTCATTAAAGATCTTTTCATTAAAAGAAAAAGTTTCTTCCGCAATAATTGGTCTACTAACATCAATAAATTGAACATTTAATGAAGAAAGACTTTCTAATTTGAAGGGAACAAATAATTGATGTTCTCTCCATTCATCTTTATTCTGACTAGGTGGAATACAATATTCATATCCATTTCTTCTTGCAATTCCTTTAAGAGAAGCATACTGGAACATTTGATTTCCCAATCTACCCAATTGCCCAAGTGCATTAAATCCTATCATTTTTATACCATTCGAGGGTTTTATCAAGTCCTTGTTCTATAGAAAATCTTGGAGACCATTTCAATTCATGACGAATCTTGGTAATGTCCGTTGAATAACGACGATCGTGCCCAGGCCTATCCTGAACATATTCTATCATATTTTCCTTCATGTTCATACGATCAAGAATCATTCTAACTAAATCAATATTCCTGATTTCACACTCTCCACCAATATTATACTTTTGCCCTATTCTACCACGATTCCAAACTTCCACAAGTGCCTCACAATGATCCTGCACATATAACCAATCACGAACTTGCTTTCCATCACCATAAACAGGAATCTTTTTACCTTGCATCAGATTTGCAATTGTCTTTGCAATCATCTTTTCAACATCTTGTCTAGGTCCATAGTTATTGGAGCAGTTTGTAATGATTGTAGGCAGACCATAAGTAGTATGATATGCCATCACAAAATGGTCACTTGCTGCTTTAGATGCTGAATAAGGATTTCTTGGAGAATAATTTGATGATTCAGTAAAATATCCTTCTTCTATAGAACCATAAACTTCATCAGTTGAAATATGCATAAATCTTTGAACTTCATATTTCACAGATAAATTGAGAAGATTTACTGTTCCATTAATATTTGTGTGAAGAAATTGCGAACAATCTTTAATTGAATTATCTACATGACTTTCTGCGGCAAGATGAAAGATTGTTTTTGGTTTATGTTTTTTAAAAATATATTCACAATTATGCTCATCAGCAATGTCGGTAGCATAAAATTTCATTCCATCTGGAACATTATTTCTATCTGCAGCATAGGTTAGTTTATCAATGCATATAATTTCTTCATCTACAGTTTTAGTCAAATGATGAAGAAGATTGCTGCCAATAAATCCCGCACCCCCAGTAACTAATATTGTCATATGATAAAGTATTTTTTATCATTATACCAAAAAAGGAGAGTTTATGCAACTCTCCCATTAGGTCTTTCATGCACGCCACCAATTCTTTAACTGGAAATTGGAAACCAGGCGGGAGAGAGTCCCATCCGCACCAACGTCATTTGAGAGATGCCGTAAACTCATAACAGGGTCATACTTGACTCCACCACCTAATTTGTCTTAACTAGGAAAAGTTGTACAACTTTTGATATCTCGGAAATACCAAAAAATGCACAAAGGAATAGAACATCCCAGAGTTTAAGTTTAATTGCAAAAGGTATTGTGAGTAGTCCCCCAACAACTTTTATCATTAATCCACATTTAAAATCTCCCCATAGCATAGTTTGATAACCAATAATGAGAAGAAGATTTCCAAGATATCGTAAGATACTTGTTTTAGGCATAAGGGGTTTGCTCCCGACCAGTGCGCTTTTTAAGTCATCCCGAGACTATTTAATCCCAATCAAGAATATCATTAGGATCCATATAACATGGTTGATCAGTCAACCATTTCGCATACTCAATATCTTCCATTGCAAGAGAACATTGCATAGAATTATCGAACAAATAAACGTCATGCCACCTTTTAGAATAATAATCTTGAGTTTGTAGTCGAAAATCAGGTTTACCATTGAGTTCAATGATGCCTTTTTCTACAAAACGAAATCCTTCGCGTTCCAAAAGAACTTTAGGAAGTGTAGTTGTCATGCTACTTCTACAGTTTCAAGATCTTGAGCAAGACATTCAATTAGAATGTCATAATTATCCAAAGGATCTTCAGAGAATACTACACCTTCATTTTCATAATAGCGACGAACTTTTTTGTAAAGTTTTGGATTCTTTACATCAAGATAAAAATCACCATTAACAGCAGAGCGAAGAGTGCTGATATCTTTCTTGAATTTAGCAGTGAGAGTCATTGTTTTGAATATTGACCTTAGTATTATAAGGGTTTGACAGGGGTTCTGTCAAGTGCTGGTTGCGAGGATCGAACTCGCCTCCCATCGATTATGAGTCGATTGCATTCGCCAGATTGCTAAACCAGCATTCGCTATTCGCAAACAGCGAATAGCAATACGAGTGCCTGGAT